CCTCACCTAGGTTTGTTGCCACGTGAGTTTATCCTTCTCACTTAGTGTTGTCACCTTTCAGTACTTGTACATAGAACCGCTGTATAGGACCTTCTTCATCGGAGGATTATGCCTTCTTCAATGGAGGATATTTAACCATAACAGTTACGGATTCTAAGACTGATGAAAAAGCAGCCCCTTGGTAGGCCGACAATTTACCAATACAGAAATGAGTCACAACACAGACTCCCTCGCTAATTTCGAGGTGCATCCGTCTATTAAAATCAATATAGACAGGGATCTTTCTAACATGGGTAGGGTTGAAACTATAAAGTGTACCCTAGGTTTTCACCTGCTACCCCGTCGCCCTTTACGCGACACGTTCCGAAAATAACGGAATATAACGATCGAACTTCAAATGGACTAGATCCTCAGTATCTATCAGCTTATTTTTATCTAAGTTATAGAGTTCCCGATTGACCTTCCCATAAAGTCTGCAGTTTTTTTCTGCCAATTTGACATTGTGAAGTTCACGAACCGATCGTTCTTCCTCGTCCAACACTTCCTGTAACTCAGTAAACGGAATAGAAGAATCAAATAGTAGAGCAATTGTTAAAAGCTTATAAATCTTAGAGTATTCTTCTTCCAGAGTGGAAGTATAATTTTCCACAGCTATATCCTTATAATGGGCCTCTCCTAACCAGGAGACCTGACTCAAATACTTGGAATTAACTAGCTTGTGAAGGCGCCACTCATCAGGAGTGCGCAGTTGGACCACAGGTTTCTCCCCCTGTGAGAGCTTCTTACGAATTAAGTGTGCTAATGCACGATCTTGTGTTGAGACCGACTTGAATTTTGTCGATAAACCCAAGCCACCTAACCACTCAGGCAAATACCATTTTGCCAACCCGAAGGTAGAGTTAAGAAGCTCCGAATGAATTCGGAGAAAAGAAGCATTTGCTGCTTGAACACAATCTTCTGGACATGTCCTAATAAGTTCACGATGAACCGTTCCAATATTGGCAAGAGTTTTACCTCTTTTGAAGCCAGATTTGGACTGACCATAGAGTAATCCACAATTAAGGATCTTTCTCTCTTTCCATAAAAGGAGGTCAGTAGGAGTCTCAACCGCATCATATAATTTTGAATCAATGACACAGAATTGATCTGAGAAATAAGTCTTTCCAACGGAGGATTCCAAGCCCCCGAAAGACGTAACTTTCTCCCAACATGATCTAATACGATCACGATGCCCAGAAAAAATGCAATCATCACCATTAACACGCAAAGGCGTTGACCCATTAAGTTTATAGGTCTGATGATTGGACATTTCCATTGCGAATCTACAAAGCGCAGCATTTGCAATACAAAGAAAAGGAAAAGAAATAATAGAACCCATGAGTTGCCCTTCCTTTTGGGGTAAAAACTCAGGTATCTTCCCATCCACGACTATATTCGGTAATGTTTCCGGAAAGTCTGAACTGTCCGTAGACGAGTTCTGGAAGATATGACCCGTTAGACAAGTCCTAACCATCTCAGTAAGTTCGTTAAAAAAACCTTTGGGGAAGAGTTCCAAATCTTCCTGAGGGATTTTCCCAGCGATCAACGGCATTAATGCTTCGTTTATTGACTCTGAGATCCACGAGTGTAGGTTGTCCGTACTAGCTTTGTAATCACCAGAAACGATAATATGACCAGGAAGTAATCTTCCAAAAAGTTTATTAATAAGGTCTTCATCGTCTGGCTTACCTATAAGCTCAAAAACGGGATTGTTCTTTAAATTTCTCCATAACCACTTTTGAAGAGGCTTTAAACAAAAATATTTTAAAGCAGGACCTTTGCTGATGACTCGAACCTTAAAAGGTTCCGGGAGTCCAACAGCACGAACATAAGGTGCCTCTTCAACCGCACTGGGCCAAACTTTCCAAAATAATTTTTCGTAAAGTCGCTCAATGGGCGTGGTGTCAATAATTCCACCAATTGACTTGATCTCTTGTTCTTCCTCCGAAGACCATTCCTGTAACCACAGTAAATAGTCATCATCCAGACGTTCCTGTTCCTCTTTTGTCTTCGAGGAACGAAAGTCAGCTAACCTGTGACGAAGTGTCACAGGGATTTCACGGAAATTAACGAGGTTTTCTCCTCTGAGTTCTTGTAAAAACTCATATAACGCGCCGACCTGACCGCCTGATGCCCTAGAGTGCGTAAAATTCGCACGTGTACTAGGAAAACATGGTTGAACAAAATCTTTGTAAGAGATCTTGGACTTCTTAAAAACTTCTTCAACAGTTCTTTTAAGTTGAAACTTAATCACATCTTTAGTGATCACGAGTTTTCTCGGAATGTCCATACCTGATTCTTCTTCCCAGTCGAAGCCAAGAGGCTTAAACGACAATCTCCCGTATGTTTTAAAATCATATTCGGGATCCTCTACCTCATATTCGATAGAGGGCTTCGGTTCAGACGTTAAAGATAAAACAGTCTTATACACTGAAGCTTGGACCATACTCTGAGGAACCTTTGGGGATCCTTTCTTAAAATGGAGAATGGAATGAAGAAGAGACCACATAAGAGAACGTGCACTTACTAAAAAGTCACGCACCAGGTTTTTAAACCAACGGTGAACATGTCCCCCAATTAGCACTGACGCCAGAAACAATGAAGTATCTTCGCAGTGTCTTTTCTCTATTGGAGGCGGTTGAGGTAGATCTTGATTATGATAAAAGCTAAAAAAAGCTGTCATTTTAAATTTAAGAATCTCGACCCAAGAACCCGAACCGTTTTTCTCTGTGTAACCAGATAGATCAATTAGGAATTTTGATCTTCTTTTCCAGTATGACCTCGTATAATCTTTAGACTCACCTAAGAATTGCTTCTTTGAGAGAAAAGCTTGAGGTCTTCTGAGACCATATATATGAAGAGTTTCATATAGACGGTCAACACATTTCAACAATGTGTTAAACTCCGCAACTTGTATTGTCGGTTGTGAGCTGAAAAATGCCACGATTTCACGACAGAGAGGGTAACCTTTACCTACCCAATCATCATACAAGTTAATACTCTTGCGGACCACCTTTTTTGGTGTCTTAGGCAGGCCTGATGGATTGCCATCACCTAAGCCAAGGACTTCGAAACGATTCAACGTGCTGCCTTGCTCGCACGTAGGGATAGATGTATTAGCGTTCATTCGCGA